CATCACCTGCATCTGCTCGTTCAATACCACCAGCAGTTACAGCTTTGACACATTGACCATGAAATATATCATGACCTAAATTCGCGGCAATAGTGTATTCATTCGCTTGAAGATCGCCACCAGTTAAATGTCTTACGGGTCTAAACCCGAAAGCTCCATCCTTATTTGCCATCGTTAGTCCTTTTGTTAAAGGTTGTTAAAATTTAATTCGATGGAGAGAAAGCTAAAAAATTAGTCTTTCCGGTTACCACCGAAGGTTACACGACTTTGCCTATCTGGTTTAGAGATTGGCATGCTGGGGTGTTCTTCCTTTAGCAAATCATTGCTGATCGCAGTTTCTTTATCTTGCGTTTGTTGCGCAAAATATTCCATACGCTCTTCAACGATTTCTACTGGAATTTTAGCCAGCAATAATCCTCCAACTCCTATGACACCTTTATATTTCCCTTCCTGTATAGTAGGATACTGAGTGTCGCCATCAGCTCTAACAAGTTCAAATCCTTCTCTAAGTCTAGCTGAAAGATTTTTGTTGTCGTCTAAGCCCATGACTTCAGCCCTTATCCATCGATGTTTAAACCCATCGGGTGCAGGCGGTGCATCAAGAGATGACGGTGGTGCCCATGGTTTCCTACGAGTCGTCTTCTCGCGGGTTTGAGCAGCGCGTGGAGTTTTATTTTCATTCATTTTATTCATATGCCTACTCCTTCACGTATTTCGCATATTCTTCAAGTGGCACACCTAATTTTTTAGCAATCGCTACTTGTGATGGTGTGAGCCTCACTGTTTTGCGCCCAGTTCTTGTGGTCCTATTTGCAGAGGCAACAGTCTGAGCGGGCTTGCCTCCTTGGACTTCTCCCCCATCGTTAAACTTTTGGGGAAACTCGTCACGAAGACGTTTGTCTAGTTCTTCATAGTATTCATCAGAAGATGGATTAAACCCTTCTTCTTCAACTAATTTTCTATGAAGCCCAAAAGACGCGTACGTCATCGCCTCATCTTTACCAAACCATTCGTTCCTTTCAGCCCATGCTTCGGCCTTTGGATCCGGTTTGGGTGGTTGAGCTTTATTTTGTACAGGTTGATTAACCTCTTGTCCAGCATTTTTTAAACTCTCCTCGTACTTTTTTCTTTGTTCCTCGGTAGCTTTTACTCTTTCCTGTTCAATAGCTAATCTAGCCAAGTTGCCTTGTGCTGCAACCTGTGCATCAACATCACCTGCTGCCATGGCGGCTTTTAAAGCAGCTTTAGCAGATTCAAGTTCTGAGGTTACTCTTGTAGAAAACTCACTGACGTAACCGTCATCAAGTTTTGTAAACTTCGTTTGAAGTTCATCTTTTTCTTTTTTTACTTTTTCAGCAAAGTTAAGAGCTTCTTTTTCTCTTCTCTCTGCTTCACGAATCTTATAGGTTAGACGATCAATACGCTTTTGAACGTCTTTACTATACTCTTCTCTTTCATCTTTTTTTTCTTTGGGTTTGTCAGCAGATGTTTGATCTTCTGCCTCTTGAACCTCTTGTTGTTTATTCTCTTTTAATTCAACATCAACAGCGTTTCCGCCAGTGTCTAGCTCGACCATTGGTGTTTCATTAACTTGAGCTTGTGCTTCGGGCATGGTTTCTTCTCCATGTTAATGTGTTACGGGCGATAGAATACTTTCTGGATCGTCTACGACAGCCAGAACCTCATCCTCGTTTAATATGCGCAGTTCCCCACCTTCAATGTTAAGACGTGAACCGGCGTATCGGGCAAATATTACCCAATCTTTTTCTTTGCACCATGGTCCATTAGGATACCTATCTATATCTTTATATGCGTCTGGCCCAACCTTCAGCACTAATCCGACGTTCGTTGCAATCTGTGTTTCTTCCACAGTTTTATCAGAAAGTATCACACCACCTTTTGTTTTACCTTTACCTCTATGTGGTAATACTAAAATTCGCCAACCTGTTGGCTCTGGTAGTTTTGACGCTTCTAATTCCTTTTCTTTTTTTTCTTCATCTTTTTTCTTTTTTTGCACGGCTTTCGCTACATGCACTGGTAAAATTAAATTACTCATTTTGCTCCTGTTTCTTTAGCAGGTCCGAGAGTTCCTGTTCAATGTAATTCAGTGTATCTAGTTGACCTAAATAACTTTGGTAGTCATTCCAGTCTTTTACTTGATTACTTGTAATTATCTCAACAATTTGGGTTTGTCTAGCCCTAATTACCTTATATAGCCTATCGGCTAATCTAATTGCATCCATAAATTATTTTTTCTTAAACATGTTTAATGCGGCAGGGCCCGCACGTACCCCCAGTGAAACTGAGCACGCCAAATACAAAAGGTGGCGGTAATATTCCGGAAGCCCAGAGAGGATCTCAAAGCCACGTTCTATGTGTGGTTGCATAAAAGGCAGGAATGCACAAATTGCTGGAATCATTAGCGCAAGTAAAACGAAC